ATGTTCGTTACTCAATTCTTCATCGTGGAAACCGTGGTCGCAAGCGGTTTTATAGGCGCGGTCGCGCAGTTCATTTAGATTCATCTGTTCTTTCTTTATCAGTTAATATTCCGTTTCTCTTGTCGTAATTACTCATACGGGGGCATTTCCCGTCACACCGTATGTTCACATACATATTACTTGCCATACTCGATATGAATGACTTTTTGTAGCACTGCCCACTGTAGGGGCTGTAATGCTTGCAGTGTTCCTGGTATTCTTTTCTATTCATGGTTAATGAACTAATTCAAATTCGTAAACAAATACATAGGGATTGGATTCCCATGTACCTTTGCCGGAGACTTTATCTATCAGTTCTGCGAATGCGTCACGAGGATCATTGTAGTCGGGTATATCTGCGTAATGGAATGAATAAAAAGGAATATCCTTTTGTCCAGCATCCCATTTAAAAATTCCTTCCTTAAAGCAATCTTCATCGGATATGTTCTGCAACCGTTCTATCTTGATGTCGGTAATGCGGATATGATGGGGCATGAGGTCAGCCTTTGTAAACATAGTATTACTCCATCCTGCTCCCATTTCTTCCATTGTAAGATATTTTTCACCTATTTTATATAGAAGTAATGTTTCTTGGGCTTCATCCCGTTTTTCTACTACATCTTTGTATCTCTGTGCAACGGCAACGATTTCACCTACTTTGTATTTTGGAATATTCCAACCCGTAAAGTCTCCTTTGTCGTTTTTCCAACCAAAAGCATAATTTAATGGAGATACTATGTTCCCGTCATTATCGTAATCATTTGATTCAAAAACGGGGAATACAATATCATAAGTTTCATTTGGTCTGTCATACTTGCAGACCCTTCTCGTCATAGTCTTCCGACCATCCAATACAGCCTGGGTTAGGCTATATTTATCATTGAACATTATCTTCTTCATTGTATCTTTTTTTTAACTCTTTCAAAACAATCTCCATGCCTTCATTTAATCCTTTCTTGTAGCCTGATATATGCTCACCTATGTTGTAGACCAAGCATCCTGCAACGATAAGAATAACTCCTACAGTCCTATGCCAATAGAGAAAGGATACACTGAACGGTGAGAATGTCAGTCGGAAGTGACCGATGAATAATGCTGATATGATGAATATCGCAAGAAAAAATATTAGGTTTGCTTTCATAATCATATAAGTTTTAATGCTTCTTGTATTCCGGCTTCCAGTGCTTCCTCGTAGGTGACATATACTTTATAGCCATTCCCTTTGTTTATTTCGTTCTCCATCCAGTCGCTTTCTTCTGTTGGAACATTGAAATCACAAAAAGAAAGCTTCCATCTTTTTCCAATAACAGGTTCTACATATACATACACACCTCTTATTTCACGCAGCCACTTTTGAGCAACATACAACACTGGACACAAAAATTCAACTGATTCGTCATCTATTTCCGTACAACACGACATACTTTGCGGAAGGTCATATTTTGTAATAACCTTATTGCGGTCTATTAGGTGTTCACACTTCCAATTGAAGCCCTTATCTTTCAGCAGCTTCGCAGTCTCTAATGTCACAAGTTCTTCGGTCATAACTATATAAATAATGCGGTTGTTGAAACAATAGTCATAATGAAAAAGATTAATGCAATACATTTCCATATTTTTGCAGTAGCCTCCAAACCGTATTTCCGCTTGTCAAACTCGCTTATTGCGTAATTCAAAGCCTCGTCTTTCAGTCCTTTAAACTTGTCGTTCAAAGCCTCTGTTATATCGTCTGCAATAACATACTTCACCTTCTCTAACACAGATTCAGGATAACCTCTCTCATCATAATTTATTTCATACAACAAGTCGTGGTGAAAAAAATAAGGTATATCGTTTACTTTATAGGAAAGTTTGATGCCGCTTTCTTTGACATATTTCAAAAACCTTTCTTCGGCAATCTCATTTATCTTTTCCTGGTTAAATTCTGACTCCTTCTTTATCTCATTAAAATATTCCTCGTCAACAATCACACAATTGTTTTCAAGTTTCATTACATGTGCTTTCATTCTTTTTCTTTAGTTTTAATATATCTGTTTTTCAATACACCAGCACAGCATCCCGTAGGCCGCGTCAATGAGATTTTCTGAATAAAAATAAGATAAAGTACACCCTCTTCCATTATATTCTACATACCACATTCCCTTGTGTGCACTAACTCTGATTGCAAGCCAATAATATTTTTTTATGACAGGCGGCAGCTTATCGAGAATGTCCTGCAAAGTGTAAGTTTCATGATAATAGTCGTAATTCGTATCGGCATCCGGAGAGGTTACAACCATGTTGTCTGCATCTGATTCATTCCACTCGAAACACATGCTTCCATCGCTTGTGTCCAACCCAAGCTCCTGCAAATGTTCCATCTGTTCGACTGATAATACATATTTTGATTTCATAATCATTGCTTTTTATTAGGTATTAAATCATCCAAATACGCCCATTCTTCAATGGCATCTTTGGAACACTCGTAATCATCGCACTCTTCATCGTTCCAGCACTGCTCTGTTACATTCCAATAGCGGACACCGTAACCAGTTCCAGTGCTTAATTTCCCATATACAAGGCATGGCATCTGCGGATAATGTTCATTTTCGTATTCTCCATGAGCTTGTGGCACTTCATCTTTAGTCTTGTGCCACACGCTGTTGATATGCCAGTTCGCACCGGCAATAAATCCTTCTTTAAATTCATCTGCACCACATTCGCAACAATCGAATGCTGTATTATGACCGTTACAATGTTCGCAATATTCACGTTCTGAACATGGATAGGTTCCATTACAATTATAATGCTTATGAATTGCTTCCCTTGCTGCTTCTTCTACTGTCTGTTTCATAATCAATGACTTTTAATTTTCTTATATTTACCACACTTCTTGCAGAAATAGTGACGGACGGTGTACCAACTTCTATCGCCCCAATCATCAACAACTTCAACTCTCCTCTCAAATAAGTATTCCCACTCGTGGCAACAGAACCATTTCTTTATAATGGCATCAATTAAACGCTTCATAACCAACTGTTCTCCTTTACAATTCTACCATCGTCTAACAACGTGTATAGTTTACCCTTATATGCCAGAGCAAAACACCATTGGCGGGCATACTTCAAATACTGATGCAATTTGTATCTATGCTGGTATTTCTGCACCTTTTCTCTTATTCTTCGTTTCATAATCAATATGTTAATATTAAATTTCCACTTTTGTGTAATTACTAAAATCACAATACAAGTATTGACACCAACCACCAAAGCGATATTTATCATTTAGATACCTACATAGGGAAGTCCACTTACTCTTTGTAATAATCTCGTACACCGTTCCTTTATGGATGAAAAGGTCGCCGACTTTTAAATTGGAAAGTTTAACTGTTTTCATTTCTTCCTTTCATTCCGTTCCCGATTGTCTTCCGAAACACACATCTTGCACCATGATGTCTTGATGTGATACGCCTTTCCGTTGCGATAGATTGTCCTGTCATAGAAGCAGGATAGTAGAAGCGGTCTTTTGCAGCGGCTGCACACCTTGCGTTCTACACCGTCCACCATCACCCGGTTCCTCGGTTTCCGCTTCACTATCTCGCACGGACCGCATTCGGATGCACCGTACTTCCGGCAATAGGCAAGGGAATGCTTGCCACATTTCGCGAAAGAGGTGCAATCGGAGCGGGGGACTGTCTGATGAACATTCATACTGCATCATCCAATAAGTCAAACAACGTGGGCGCGCTCACTTCCATTTCTGCTTCATACAAGTATGAAAGGCTGTCTTTCCAGTAATCGTAATTTAGTTCAGTAGATAATCCTTTACGTCCTAAATTAACAGCACAATAAGGAACGGTTCCGATACCACCGAACGGGTCGAATACCAGTTCACCCTTATTTGAATACCGTTCAATCAGTCTTTCGACAATATCCAGCTGAAGTGGGCAGATGTGGTTCTGCCGTTTCTTCTGCGACTGTCTCGTATTGAGTGTGCGCATTCGGGTTACATCATCCCATATCCAGGGCTTCTTGCTTACCGGGTCAACAGCCATGAACGTTTTAGGCAGCTTTCCGTAGGCTTCCAATTCCTCAGCGAATGATACATGTTCCTCGTAGTTATATATATGCTCGCGTTCATAATGCCTGAACAAATGGCGTATTTTATCAATACCGGCACCTTTCATATCTTCGTATGACAACAATGAATTGCCGGAGGATTTCCAGCTTGCATGAGCATCTATCTGCCAACGGGCCAACGAATATTCGCTTTTGTTCTTGGTCACCGGCAAATCAGCATAGGCCCGTGAGGTGTCAGAAGGAAGCTTGCGGAAAAGAAGGACATATTCAGGACAACCGATACCCATCTTTGAACCGTCCTTGCACATCTCCGTATATCCAAGCCGATAAGTCTGGTTGTTCTCCCTTACCACATCCGTATCCACCGTGATGCGCCCCATGTAGCGGAAACCGTGTTTCATGTAGTGGAATACAGTCATTTCACTGAACGGGTCAATAGTGGGCATGCCGTCACCCGTAGCGTTGCCGAACAGTACGCGGTCTTTCACATGGATACAAGCCAACCGGCCAGGCTTCAATATACGCATCAATTCAGGAGTAAGGTAATCCATCTGCTCAAAGAACTTGCTATTGTCCTCATTATGCCCGAAGTCATTATAGGTCGGAGTGTACTCATAGTGGTTGGAGAACGGGATGCTGGTTACAATCAGGTCTACTGAATTATTTTCCATTTTCTGACATTCAAGAACATTGTCGTTATTTATGGCCCTCCAAAGTTTGCCGGATTTCTCTTCCCGACTGGCGAACATCCACCGCATCATTTTTTCCTCTGCCTGCAAACCGAACAAACCGTTCTCGCGGACTATATCGGTCATCTTGGCTACCATTTGGCGGTGTTGCGCCCACTTCTGCATGAAGCTCTTGTATATCTCTCCCTCGCTTTCCGCATAGACCAGATAAAGGTCAACCGGATGCTGCTGCATAAACCGGTAGATACGGGCTATTGCCTGGAATTTGTCATTGAAACGGTAGTCGATGAACATGATTGCCTTGTGGCAGTGGTATTGGAAGTTCAAACCTTCACCAAGCATTTCAGGTTTGGCGGCCAGATATTTCAGACGTCCGTCTTTGAAATCCGCTATCACCTTGTCCGCTTCATCATCATCCTGCGAACCATATACAGCCTTACATCCGGGTATGGCGTCACATAATGCCTTCCGTTCATTTTCCAAGTCATGCCATAAAAGGAAATGGTCGTCCTTGTTTTCCGGGCGGTTGATAATCTCTACCACACGGGCAACCTTTTCCTGCATGTTGTCCCGGCGTTCTTTCGCAGCGTCGGCAAGACCGAGAGCAGCCTCACGAAACATCTTCACTTGTCCGTCACGGTCGGCTCCGGCAGTGGAGTTATCCACACTAACCACTTCCTCATGTACACGCAGTTCAGGCAGTTCATATCCTATATCGGGATAACCGAGGTCGGACGGTTTAGTGAGGAACAACGCCCATGTACTTACCCAAAGCCAGAACTCCTTTTCCTTATGCGGGTAAAGAGTAAGATTATTTGCCTTCGTACTGTCACGCTGAAAAAAACGGGTAAGCGCCTGCCCTGTATCCATCACACCGAGATAACCGGCATAATGTATCAATTCCTTGTATCTATTAGGTGATGGTGTGGCAGTAGCGACAAACCTGTACGGTACTTCTGCAAACAAGGGAAGAAACTCCTGATAGGTCTTAGTACCAAAACCACGCAGTACACTCGCTTCATCCAATGATGTTACGGCAAAGTAGGAAGGTTCTATTCTTACCCCGTCTTCACCGTCACGCACACGTTCGTAGTTTGTGACCATGATGTCGGTCGGGCATATCATCACATCAGCCATAGTTCGTACATAGGTCACTTTCATGTGCAGATGTTGTTCCGCTTGTGTAAGGAACTCAACTACTACACGCTTGGGACATACTATCAGCCCTTTGCCACCTTTGTGTTTCAGAACTACCCGAAGTATCTCCAACTGAGTAACGGTTTTCTGCATACCGAAACTGGAGAATATCGCACGGCAACCGCCGGACACCGCCCAACGAACAGTATCTTTCACATGGGGATATAGCGACGGGGTTAATTCATCCGGATTGACTTCAAATCCGGTCTGACGACTGATGGCCATCTTGTCTTTTAAAAATTCTATATATTCTTTCATTATGCTATTTCTTTCAATAATTTCATTGTTTCACTTCTTTAGGTTTCCAATCAGACGGTAATTTTGCCCACTTGCGGAACTTGGCGTCGAAGTCGTCCATGTCCCTGAACATATCTATCTTCGATTTCTCTGTCTCTACGAGTGAGGAGAATTCCAGAAAGTACAAATCTGCGCTTTTAACGAAATTGTTATGCAGCTTCTTAAGGTTTCCGAGAAGCAGTCCTTTGGCGCTCATCAAGTCTGCCGCTTCCTCCATCAGCATGTTGGCTTCGCAGTTAAGTATGTGTGCGGCTGAAAGAAGGCTGTTCATTCTGTCAATGCTACCATCGGCTGTGGCGGCGTCAATTAATTGTTTTCTTGGTTTCATAATCGTGTATAAATTATTTATTTCTTATTTGGATAAACCCTCGTTTTTCGCATTCACGAAGAAGCAACAAATCTTCTTTTTTAATTTCGCATGGCGTTTCGTGGTTGATGCTCATATACCGTGAAATTCCGAATTTCCTGCATATATCGTTATAGTTATAGAAACGCTTTTGTCGACCTTTTGCCATCCAACAGATTGTTAGTTTCATACGTTTTACCCCTATTAAAACTCGCTTGGCTTCTTTTCCAGACCCTCGTATCTTTTTCTATTCAATTCAGCAATCAATTCATCCGACATCCTCAAGGCGTTGATGGCAGATTTGTCACCGGACAGTGCACGTTTTTTAAGTTCCTCCCGATATTCTTCGTAGAACATCCCATTGGTTGTTCTTTGCTCATCAGCCATGTGTGATTTATGCTCATTCCATGACTGGCTATCAGCAATAGCACAACGTTCTTTGTTGTATTCACGTAACCAGCCCATAATAACTTGCCCGTCTATGCGGTTGTAACTTTCTCCATATTTCATTTTCATTGCATTTTTGAAACACAATTTGAAATCGTCAGTTTTCATGTAAGGGTATTCCTCAATGATTAAGTCTACGGTCATTGCAACCTGTGTGTCAGACATGGTATTAACCACATTGAAGAACGCCAAAGCGTCAGCAATTAAAATTACCAATATGGCTCTCGCCTGCGGCTCTCCGAGTTTTCTGATTATAGTCCCTATGGCCGGCTCATTGCTTAGAAATACATCCTCAACTTTTTTCGGGCGTAGAGTTTCGCAATATTTCTCCGGCGAGGTCTTTAAGACGACTAACCGATTCTCTTCTTGTGGTGACAGTATCAGTTCGTTTCCCATTATAATTTCCTTCCAATATTTTAGTAAAGTTTGCTTGTTTGAAAATCCAATCAAAGTCACATTTCCAATTGCGGTCATTAGCTCCCAGCAGAAATGGGGATTGAAGAATGAGATTGAAAACAGTCCTCACTGACTCTTTTCCATATTGGGCTATCCGGGCTTTTACAGCCTTTTTTCTCACATCGGTCATTGATTTTATCTGCTGGAGTCTATCTTTGAATGTGGAATTATAGTATTCCATCAATCCGCTGTAATCAATCTTTTCAGAAAGAGAGGGCGAAGAAAGCTTGTCTTTCTTTGATACTCCGTCAGGAGTATTTTCTTTCTTTTGCTGGGAAGATATATCTATATACTCTCTTTCTTCTTCTTTCTTTGTATTTGTGCCCTCCGTGTGCCCTGATTTTTGCAAAAGTTCGGATTGCGGCAGATTGTTGTTCACAGACTGTGCCCCAAGTTGTGCCCTTAGCTGTGCCCATTCGGACTGTAATTCTTTGATTTTCTTTTCAATATCTGTGCCCTTGCATGTGCCCTTACTTGTGCCCATTGGATTATATTCTTCATATTTACATAGGGTTATAAGGTTCATTCCCTGATTGCACTCAACAGTTATCATACCTTTTTTCTTAAGATGTACAAGAAAGGAACGCACTTTCTTTTCAGACCATTTCCAGCGTTGAGATAAAAATCTTATGGATGCAGGATATTGACCTCTTGAATAAGAGATTTCTCGACCTCCGATACTCTCCTTTCGGGGCGTTGCCTCAAATCGTGCAGACTGGATTAAGTCTAACCACGCTTCACAACTGCTAAAAGTACGGGCTTCATTCCACATTTCATTCGAGAAAAACCTGCGGCTTAGCCTCAAAAATCCTTCGTCCATAGTTTTAGAATCTCACGTTTGTTAATTGCCTTCCTTTCGAGTAAACTGCCCATTTCCCATTTCCACTATCAAACAACCGTAAGTCCGACACCTCTCCGAAACGTTTGATATTACCGCATAAATCCACAATCCAGCCACATTCTTTGGAAGGATGCGGGCGGATGGCACGACCGACTATCTGATACCACATAGCAAGCGACATTGTAGGACGTGCCATAACGACTGTATCAAGTTCCGGATAGTCAAAGCCGGTGGTTAATACCCCGACATTCGCCACTACCGAAATTTCACCAGCCTTGAATGCTTCAAGTATCCTTTCGCGCTCACCTTTTGGGGTGTCACCCGAAACGATTGCGGCTCCGGGTATAGACCAGGTAAGCCGCTCCGCTTCTTTCAGAAAACGGGTAAAGACTAAAATACCTTTCCGTTTTCCTCCGGCTTTGGGATTCATCAGTCTTTGGACAATATGAACGAGATAGCCGTAAAAGTCTATCCGTTCATATTCTCTTTGAACTGACCTATCTGTATAATCGGCACCAGTAGTATTTACTTTCAAGTTAAGTTCGTTCCATCCCAAAGGATTCATTGGATAGTAATTCAACTTCGCCAAATAGCCCATATCTAATAGGGTTGATACCTGTACATGATAAATGACCTCTGAAAAGACATGAGGCTTTGTCCGGGTGATAAATTTCAGCATAGAACCAAAGTCACGGCTGGAACTTAAACGATACGGTGTAGCTGTCAGTCCAAGAACCTTACACTTCACCGCATCAAAAAAATCTTTGTACATACCCTCTTTAGGGTTAACAAGGTGGCATTCGTCCACGATGATGTTCTTGAAGTGGGTGAACAGTTCGGGATGATTCTTCACACTGCCGATGGTGGCGAATGTTATCCGGCTTATTTCTTTTGAGTTAAAGGATGCAGAATAGATGCTGCAATCAAGAATACCGTATGAACAGAGTTTCTTGAAATTCTGTTCGAGTATTTCCTTCGAGGGCTGGAACACCAAGGTATGACCGTCAAGCCTTGCGGCTATATCCGCTATGATAAGCGACTTTCCGCTGCCCGTAGGTAACACCATAATGGCATTTGTTTTCTTCGCCTTGTTATTGAAGAAAGAAACGGCAGTATCAGAGGCTTTCTGTTGGTAATCTCGTAATACATAACTCATAAACCTTTCTCCTTTCGTAACTTCTTATTAAGTGCTTTGTAATACTTGATTAGTTGCTCATACTCAAAATCTGATATCTTAGTATTTGATGCAGCTTTCACTTTTAGCAAGTCAAAATACTGTTGTCCGATTTTGGCTATCAAATTCTCACGGTAGCCTTCAAGGTGGTCGGCACGGAAACGGTTGCACGCACGGCATTCGGCATGGCAATTGTTCTCATCAAACCGTGTTGCCAAATGTGTACGACTGAAATAGTGCCCGCAGTCTGCTTGTGTAAACGGTTTTATCTGCCCGCACGAGATACATCTAAAATATCCGTTTGGCATTGCATCACGAAGCCGGATAAAAAGGGAAAACTCCTTGTCGAGCTTAGCTTTCAAATCCGGCTTCTTCTTTATTGTTATCCCTGCTTTATCAAACAGAGGTAAAGGCTTGTCTTTCTTCTTGGCCTTTGTTCGTTTTATGTAGTATGGCATTATTTAAATCCCCATTCTTTCATGTAGTCAATGTTTTCAGGAAATCCCTCTACTGATTTAGGACTAAGGAATATTTTCTCACTCTTCAATGGAGTGCCTCCCCAAACAGTAGCAGGGCATTCTTCATATTCTTCTTTAGAAACTTCACTTACATTAAAATGGGGTTGGAAGCCATATCCCATTACGCTTTCCCCTAAGTAAGTACCAAACTTCTTTAAAGCCCATTGAAATGCAATATCTTTATATAGGTAATGTTTAGAAAACACAGCCACATATATTTTATGAGAGAAATTTCCTGTTTCTGTTAAGTCAGGATTATATCTGATACAGAAATACTTAATACGTGAAAGTATTTCTTCAACAAACCTTTCATGCTGTTCGCAATCTTCTTTCGTTAAGAACTCTTTCCCGTCATTTGCAATGTAAATAGTCTTGGTAATTTCTTTTGTTTCCATGCTGTTTTTTATTAAAGCCCCGAAGCGTATTCTCCGGGGCACAACCATTATTTACTAACCCTTGCCATTTATGTGTGGCTCACATTTATGTGGAGATGGGGCGATTCGAACACCCAATTAAGGACTTATCCTTTTGCGCTACTTCTAAGGTTAATTACTCCTTATATCTCACGTACCGTACTTTCTACCATGTGCACCTCTCGAAAGTCAAAAGCACTCCACTGCGCACCCCCATTTTCGCCCGCCCCATCTTCACAGACCGGACAGGCAGGTTAACAAAGTTATTCCATATAAGCCATTGAAAACTCTTTCGGAATAAACCGCCCGACCGGAATAGGTTTGGCTGATTCAATAGCCGTGTGAATTTCTCTCTTTTTGAACTCATGTCCCTTTTCTTTGGCTTGTTTCTCACATTCTTCCTCTTTGTTTTTGAGATAGTGGGTAATAAGCATCATCGCTCTGTCAACGTTGAAGGTGTTCACGACAAAGGTTTGGACTCTTTCGTCTTCATTCTCCCCTTCCGTGAATGTGATTTTCGTCTCAATCTGATAGAATTTCTTTTCATTGGGCTTGGAATCTCCCTCTTCTTCATCTTCTTCCGTTACAGAATCGTTTAAAAGGAATGTATCTTTTAATTCTTCGAGGGTGGCATCATCTATCTTGCGTTCTTTCAAATTGTCAGTAAGAATCACGCAAGAATCGAATTCCTTGACCATTGTCAAGGTGAATCCGAACAT